CATTATTCTATGTGGATAAACAAATCCACATGTATCACACATAGCTAGAGCATTCTTATTACTTGCCATTAGATATAACCTAATTTTGGTTTAAGAAATAGATTTGCTCTTTCTCTATCTTCTTCAAAAGCTGTTCTTAACAATTCTTCATAATTAGCTTTTAACATTCCAATTCTATCAGGAGGAGTACCGGGAGTTTTCATAGAAAGATAATAGGAAAGTCCACATGTTAAAGGTGGTAAGAATCTCTTTGGCATATCTGCATTTTGTTCAGCAGACCTGTTAACATCTTCCAGTTCCCGTATTCCTTCAATATTTAAAATATCTGTAGCATTCTCAGGAATAGGCCATAGAAGTATAGTTGGATTATCTCTATTTCTTTTTATGGAAAACTGAGTTGGTCTTCCCGTTTGCTTCTTATTTGGAATAACTTGATATTCTTCAAAGCTAATTCGTTGTAATTGTAGATCTGTATCATCTCTACGTAATACTACTTCCAATGCATCCAAGGTATCACTTGCTAATGCATAGGAAGTAACACTAGTGGAAACTGTAACTAATGTAGTATAGGTAGTCCAAAGAAGAATGCCTCTATTCTGCCAATCTTTTAACATAAGATTAATAGAACGACGAGCAGAAGCAGGAGTATGACCGAGAGTTTGTTCTCCCCCGATCATCTCCGTAGCTTCTTGGATCACCTCATCTATATCTAAGTTAAAGTTAAATGTTCCTGACGTAGCCATTTTAAACTATTTCTTTTTACCATGATCATGGTGATGTTCACCCATAAAAAATCCTACAACACCTGCCACACCACAAGCAACCATAGCTACAGTCTGCCATGTACCAACTGGTGCCATAAGACCGCCCATAGCAAGGATACCTGCCATTGCTGCATACGATGAAGGTTCTCGAAATCTACATATAATATGATTCATTTTACTCTCCTTCTAGATTTAGTTTTTAACTGTTTACCACTATTTCTCTTAATAGTAGTTCCATGCTTTTTTGCAAAGTTCTTAGCAACTTTTGGATAGTTAGCAAATAAGAAAGAACGTTGATCTTTTGATTTAAAAGGCATTTTATTTATATCCTTTACCTCTTCCTTTAATTGCAGCACCCCAAGGATTCTTTTTAAGAGGGGGTTTCTTAACTCCTATATTCGTTATTTGTTTAGTACCTTTTAATGTACCCCCTCCTCCATACTTCTTAACTTTTCCACCAGTACTTCTTTTAACCATACCACCTGTTTTTGAAGCACCAAAACCTCCCGGTCCAAATTTAGGTTTAGAAGTAGTACGGGCAGTCTTTTTAGGCTGTTTTAATTCTGCTGCTGTTATTCCTTGATAAACTGATTTCCTGCCTTTTACCTTTGGAACTTTAATTTTCTGACCGGGAGTTATCAAATGTATATTAGTTATACTTGGATTAGCTTTCTTAATAGCAGCTATAGTTGTATTATTATCTTTGGCTATTTGAGAAAGAGTATCTCCAGATTTTACCGTAACACTTTTTGTACCACCCTTGGAAGGATCTAGTAAAGAAGCAGCTCCGACTGTACCAGCTATAACTCCTGCTGCTCTAAGACCTGATGGTCCTTTTCTCTTAGAAGTTACTGTTTTACTTGTCGGCATCTTATAAGCTCTTTTTACTTGATCAGCTACATTTGTTTTACCAGTAGCCCTTCTTAATCTTGCTTGAGCTGTAGACGTTCCTGTCTTAGTTCCCGATTTAGGAGTAGCAGTACCTGTAGCTCTTTTTAATCTTTGTTGAGCAGTGCTGGGCTTTGCAGGAGCTTTCTTTCCCTTAGCTGTCCACGTATACTTTTTACCAGCAGGTTTCTTTCCTGATTCTTTAAAAGTCCTATACTCTCTTTTTAGATACGTACCTTTATTTTTTTCTACCTTTGCTTTAAGTTCACGTTGAGCTTTTCTTCGTGCAGCTCCCGGTAAATCAAGTTTAGGAGCACCTTTACCTTTACCTGCAAGTTTTGTTATACCCTCACCTAGATCTCGTGCTACATGATGTGCCCACTTTGCTTTGCCAGCTTTAATTAATTCTATAGCTTTAGCTCTAGGAACTGCTTTAACTATACGTGCTCCTGCCATGATAATTGGTATTAATGGTGCAGCCATAATCTTTCTCCTTAATTACATTTGTAACGAGCAGCACCCCAACCTCTGGGTTTCTTTATGAGGCCACCTCGTTTTCGATTTACAATCTTACGTCCCTTTTTAAAAGAGTCTACTAACTTCGTTCTTGGTCTTACTACTTTCTCTGTAGTTGCATCTTCCCAATCTAAAGATTTAGGACTTCCTGCTTTTTTCCATGCTGTAACATTGGCTGTTCCATCTTTTTTTACAAAGCCAGCATTAATAGCATTCATTTTTTCTGAAAATTCATTTTGTACTTTAATTATTCTATTTTCAGACAAAGTTTTATCTCTAGTCTGTTGTGCTTTCAATACTTTCTGATGAAATTGATTTAATGCTTTTTCTTTTGCTTGTCTTTCTGGAAGATAAGCTTTCCATCTAGCTAATAGTTCAGGATTATTTATATTTATTTCTCCTGCTTCAAAAGCTTTATCTAGTGCTGTCGGAGGAAATACAGGAGGTTTTGCTTCTACCAATGATGGAACATCTTTAAGAGGTTGTACAGGTCTATTTGGTATAGTTCTTTGTGGTCTAGTATATGTTTCAAACTCCATTAGATCAGGAGCTTTAACTCCAATTTCTCTTTTTAATTCCATCTGAGCTTGTTTATATTGTTGATATTCAGGACGACTACGGATCTCTTCCCATATTGCTCTTCGTTCTTGAGGACTTACATCTGGAACTCTATATGCTGATGGAAGATCTGACATAACATTAGCACTTTCCAATTTCTGTCTGGCAATTCCTGTATCTACTGGACTAAATTCTCTGTGTAGTGCAGGTAATGTTTGAAATTGAGAACCTCTAATTTTTGCATTAGCTTCTGCACGAAATGTATTTCCAATCCTTCTAATTTCAGCAGCTCTATTTCTTAAATCAGCAGCAATTTCTGGAGTAGGTTCTATTTTCATAGACAATTCTAATTGTTCTTCTACTCTAGGTATTCTTGGTTCTCCACGAACTCCATAGGCAAAGGCTTCATTTCTTCTTCCTTGTCCAAGTAATCTTCCACGTATAGCTGCTGATCTACCTGCTGAAAATTGTTCTCTCTCTGCTTGCAATCGTTTAGCTTGTAATACTCTTGCTAATGTATTTTCGTGTGGTGTAGCTGTTCTTGGTGGTATACCAGATATAGGTTGATCAAATACTTTATCTAGATATCTTTCTTGAGTAGCCGGAGTTACAAGCTCATCTTGAAAAGTAGGCATTTCTTCTACAGTTTTTCCTAAAGATCGTGCTACCTGTTCATCACCATATTGATATATTTTTTGTTCAGCTATCTCACTGGGAGTTTCTTCTCCACGACTTAATCTTAGTACGTCTTGTTTAGTAGGAGGTGTATCTTGTGGGATTCTTAACATTTGTGCACGTTCTGCACCTTTAAATGGAGGAACTACTCTAAATCTCTGACCAAACGGAGTACCATATAAAGGATCTCTATTAACTAAATCTCTTACTAGATCATCCATTTCTTCTTCAGGTAGACCTTCTACCAGCTTTCCCTCTCTAATGGCAGTTTGTTCTTCATTTCTTAGTAATCTTTTTCGTTGATTATGAACTGGCCCCCATTCTTTAAATTCTGAAAGTGGACGGCCAAATTCATCTCTTGTCTCAACAGATAAACCTTTTGTAATATCTCTATAACCTTCTCTTACTATATCTGTATCAGTTAGATCAGATAAAGCTCTATCACCTCTTTCATATATTTTTGTACCATAATCTTCTACATTAACTGCACGTACTCCTCGACCAGAGAGTGAACCAACCTGACTACGACGAACTTTTAGTAATGCAGGTAAATCTGCTTTTTCAGCTAAGGCTGCTCCACTTTCTCCTGCTTGCCTTCTAGCTATAATTGCTATTTCTCGTGCTTTTTTTGCTATCTGTTCTTGATTCACTTTAGTAAAAGCTCTATCAGGTTCAATACCTAATGCTACTCTTGCCATTTCTCGTGGACTCTGTAATTCTCTAGGCCATCTAATAAGTCCTGCTTTATTCCATGCTACTGGATTATAGACTCCTTCTCTAATAGCAGCCTCTATTATTTCTTTATTGGTAAGTTTTTTTCCAAAGTTAAGCAGTCGTCGTTGAGAAGGACTAATACGAGAAAGTTGGTTAATATTTGCTTCACGAACCATTTCGTCTACTGGTGAAGGAGGTCCAACAAAATCTGATATACCTGTTTGTGAAGGATCAACTTTCCATTTACGTTGATGAGTAGCTCTTCCTAATGCTTGTCGTTTTTCCAAGTCAGATTGAAAGCTTATTTGCTTTTGTTTACTAGTAGTAAGTTTTCGTGTAGCATGTTCTTTCACACCGGGATATCCTGCTTTTTCCCATGCTTTAAAATCAATTTCTTCTACTACTTCTTGCTCAGGTTTTCCTCTTGAAAAAAGATCTCTTTGAGATGGAGCTGATACACGTTCAGATTCCTTTACTAAATAATCATGTTCCCGTACTCTAGGTACAGTTTTCACAGGCCTTGTTTCCAAAAACCCATGCTCTCTGGCTAATTTTTTTGCTTCTCCTTTAGGAATATTTTTAAGAAATCCTCTAAGAATTTTTGTTACTACAGAAGCCGCCATAAGATTACCTTACGTGAATATTCTTTACACTGTTATGATCAAGTTTAAATGAATCACCACTTTCATATTTTGAATTAACTACTTCTTCATGTGGTGTTCCTTTAACATCTGGTCCTTTACGTGCAGCACCATATCCTTGTCCTGTTGGCTTTCCATTAATTTTTTCCAATTTAGGAGGATTCGTTAGTAATGTATGTGGTCCCATTTTATTCTCCTAACTATAATATTTTGCTACTAATTTATTTCCATCATGGCCCTCGTAACCAGAATGCTTATTCTTTACTCGTCTACTTGTACCCTTCTTAGTCTTCTTTTTAGGTTGGCCTCCTCTATAATTCTTAACGGCAGATAATCCTTCACCTGATCTAACTTGTTGTTTTGTTGCATCTAGTCCTGCTTTTGCTCTTGCTTCAGCATCTGTCAATGGCCTATTCTTGACTGCACTCCACCAATCTCTTAGCCTTCCACCATATTTTTCAACAAGTCTTTTCAATGCTTGTCTATCTTGATGCTCTTCCTTTGGTGTCCTTTCTCTTCCTTTCGGCTCAAGATTTAAACCTGTTTCTATTACTCCTTTATCTCGTGTAGAAACTCTTTTTGTTGTAGCTCCCGGCCATCTTTGCTTGGGAGGTGCTTTAGCTGCTGCTGCTCTTGCTCTCTCAGCTAATACACTTTTTCTCTTTGCTTCAATTGCTGGATCTATTGGATCTGTCATCTTAGTTGGTGGTTTGGAAGGAGTTCCTCTTCGTGGAGGAATAACAGCACCATAAGTACCGGGGCCATGTCTAGATGGTTTTCCTGATCTCGTTGCTGCTCTTGCTCTCTTTGCTCTTTCTGCTAGAATTTTTTCTTCTAGTTTTCTTGCTCTTTGTGCATTATCTTCTGCTGTATTTCGTACAGGTGTTACATCTGAACCAGCTTCTATACCACCAAAATCTGTAGGTTTTAAATTTGCTATTGCTCTTGCTCGTCCTTCTGCTCCGTTATCCCATTTAGTAACTGGTACAGATACAGAAAGTGGTTTACGAGGAGGTGGTTTTATTCCTGCCAATTTATCTTTTAAAGGTTTACGTTTTCCATATTTAGTATCTGAAGGAACAGCAGCACCATAAGTACCTTTACCATGTCGAGCTGTTTTACCTGTTCCTTTCCTCTTTCTAACTGGTCGTTTTGTAGTTGGCTTATCTTTTGAAGGATCAATACCAAAAGCATGAGTTCTTTTAGTTTTTGAAGTTGTCTTGGGGTCTTTTTTCTTTGGCCTATAAAGTTTCTTTGGCATATTATAAGGACCGGGTGCTCCTTTATGTTCAGGATCATCTATCCAATCTGGTCTATCTGCAAGTATTTGTTTCATCGTTGCCATTACTGTGCTCCTTGTATTACAGGATTAGGCCCACCCACTGGATTACGAGGAGTCTCCATGTCGTCCTGTCTCATTCTACGAGATTGATTTCTAAGTGCATCTATTGAATTTTGATAACTACTTTCCCATACCTGAACAATATCCCAACTCTTGGTAAATCTTGAAGACTCTATCATACAGGCATTGAATAATGCATTATATGCAAACTCACTAAAATAATTAGAAGTCGTAGCACTTGTTCCTGTTGCAGAAGATAATGCAAGAGGTCTACGAGTATATTGTATTTCTCCTGCCAATGCAGAAGTAGGAGTGGGAACTACATAAATAGATGTATTATTCTTTCGTGCATAGTATCGGGGTGTGCCTACAGATGCACTGGCATAAGGCCAGTAATCTATGGCATACTCATAAGTTCTTTGTAGGAGTGAAGTTTTAAGAGAAGATGTACTTGTGGTAAAGTTTACATTTCTCACAACTAATGCATCCACAGGTAAACTTACCGTGGGACTAGAGGCGGTAAATGAAAATGAAACAAAGTTATCCAGACCGGGATCATCAAGTTCTTTTATAAGACGATCTTCAGCCTTCTCAACAAA